TCTACTGGTGGCAATGCTACGATACGATTTGCAAGTCAACCGGTTACACCATTTGTAGTTGGACAAAATATTATCGTCAGCGGAGTAGCAGGATCTACAGCATTCAACGGTAGTTGGACGGTGATTGGTGCTAATGCTTCAAGTGCAATTTACACACTAGCAGGTAACCTAACTGGCACCGTGTCAAGTGCCACAGTAGCAGATGGTAGTCCATTACCAATTGGTGGCTTGTTAGAATATACTGTATATAGACATGTAATTAACGAACGCCAGGGTTTATCACAGGCCTTGCGTCCTTCAGCGGATAATATATAATGGCAGCTAATCAACAATTTTTTTATGACGCCCAGATAGAGCGTTTCTTAGCACAGTTCATTCGCATGGTATCGGGCTTCCAAGTAGAATTTGGCGCGGACCGAGCTGGGGATATTACCTATCAGCGTGTACCTGTTTACTATGGTGACGGTAGTCGCCAGGTAGCACAAATACTCACAAATGTCAGTGAAAATACTGCTCCAACTGTGCCAGCCATGGCAGTTTATATCAATAATGTTACCTATGATAGAGATCGTGTGCAGGATCCTACATTCATTGGCAAGATGAATATCAGAGAGCGTTACTACAATGAAGATACCATGGAATATGAAAATCGTCAGGGTAATGCATTTAGCATTGAAAGACTAATGCCTGTGCCTTATACGCTAGAATTGAAATTGGATATCTGGACCAGTAATACCAAACAAAAGCTGCAATTACTAGAACAGTTGATCGTGTTATTCAATCCAGCATTAGAAATACAATCCACAGACAACTACATTGACTGGACCAGTTTGACTGCGGTGTATCTAGAATCTCCAAACTGGTCAAGTCGTAGTGTGCCGATCGGTACAGAAAATCCTATTGATGTTGCTACATTAACATTCAAACTACCGGTATGGATCAGTCCGCCAGCCAAGGTTAAAAAACTTGGCGTTATACAAAAAATTGTTGCCAGCATACACGACAGTGATGGAAATTTAAATGATGCTGTATTAAATGAGGATAACCTATTAGGTAATCGTCAGTACTTTACTCCGATGATGTATGGTGTATTATTAATTGGTAATCAGCTGACTTTATTAAAAATCAGCGAGCTTGAAACACCTCGCGAACCCATGTTGAATACTACTGCAACAGCTGGTAATTTTATTGTTGGCAGAAGCTATATTATACAAACCATTGGCAATACAAATTTTACTACCATTGGTGCTGCTTCAAATACAGTTGGTGTAGTATTTACAGCAACCGGCATCGGTGCTGGTACGGGTACTGCTGGGCTAGTCCCAACAAAAATAGGCACTAAAGATATTTGGCGTAGCTTGATCAGTATCTATGGTGAATTACAAAATGGTATCAGTCAGGTAAGACTATTACAAGAAGACGGCATCAATGAAGTTGTTGGCACTGTGAGTTATCATCCAACAGATGATACCTTATTAATTTTTAACGTTGATATAGATACCAAACCTGGTAATACACTTGTCCCAATTGATGCTATCGTTGACCCAACTAAATCATCAGCTGTTAGTCTAGCGCAATCTGCCGTAAATGGTACTAGATATCTTATCTTAAACGACATTGGTAGTTACGATAATGCTCCAGGCAATGATGCTCCAATTTGGCGTGGTACAGATGGTGCTCAACTAATAGCCTATGCCAATGATATTATCCAATATAATGGTACACGTTGGACTGTTTCATTTGACAGCCAGACAGATAATACATTACAATATGTAAGTAATCTCAATACTGGAACTCAATACAAGTGGTCAAATCAACAATGGGTGAAAAGCTACGAGGGCGAATACAAGGAAGGACTTTGGACCCTAGTCATATAGAAGGTGTAGGCACCTTCATCTACTCAATCTCAACACATCGTTATCTTTTCCTACTGCGCAATACCAGCAAATATTCAGGAACTTGGGGGCTGGCTGGTGGTAAGATCGATGCCAATGAACACATATTAGATTCACTGACCCGTGAACTTAAAGAAGAATTAGGATATGAGTTTCATAACGTAAAAGTTATTCCAATAGAAAAATTTACCAGTGATAACGAAAAATTTAGTTATCACACATTCCTCATACCTATAGATAATGAATTCGTTCCGGAACTAAATTATGAACATAGAGGTTATTGTTGGGTAAGTTTAGATGATCATCCAAAACCTTTACATCCCGGAGTTTGGAGAACTATAAATTTTAAATCTGTGGTTGATAAAATAAAAACTTTAGAAACAGTTTTGTTATAGATCACACTCTAATACTAGATCTCTAAAAGTTATTTGACGGTAATTGTTACACCATTTTAATTTCTCTGGCATAGTGTTTTTGCCCATCTTAGTAACCCAAACAAAATCTACATCAGAATAAATATTGCAGAGTTGCACTCTGTTGTCGATCCATTTTTGATTTTCTATATCAAAATTCCATTTAGGATCGTATCCATTGGTATTTGAATAGACATTATTATTATGACCATCTAAATCATGACCATCAAATCCTACCAAATAAATTTTCTTATGTCCATCAAAGGCAGCTATGTAGGCAGCAGTCGTGCCGCTATCAGCATAAGGATCATAAGGGATAAGATAAAATTTTCCAGGATGCTCTAATAAGTGTATAGCATTTGTATACACTATGTTATTTTCTACATACTTACTGCTAGCTACTTCATCTACGATCCCATTATTGCCTGTGGCTATTAGAAAATCTGGAGTAAAATCTCTATACAGTGCATTGCATCCATATGTTTGTGCTGTTGTTGCGCCCAATAATCCTTGAGGTTTTTTTAAATTCTGTAGATTGAAATCTAATCTACTAGGACCGTTCCCAATGACCACAGCACGATCACTTATTTGATTATTAGTTATGGCATTAGGTATTGTTTCTGTTGTGGTGTGCCAAACACTACCTTCGTGTTTGCGTTCAACGATAATATCTTCGCCTGTGTAATCCTTACGATACTTCTTATCTGTTTGAAGCATAGTTCACCTATTAAACGATGTATGTAGTCATTACTTTTACGTTGCTGATCGCTGTTTGATTGTTTGGTATCAACCACATATTAACAGTCCAACTGCCTGAAACGTCAACGTTGGCAGCCAATGTACCCATGGTGTTACCAGTATTAACAATACCGTAGGTAGTAACATAAGCAGTACCAGCAGTTGTACCTACTGTGCTTTGTGTTAATAGTGCTTCCATGGCCTGTACATTACCAGTACCTTGTTTCATTGAAACTATATACTTGGCTGTGGTATAAGCGTTAGCTGAGAAGCTGTCTAACAATGTTAAATTAGTACTAGTGACTTGTTTAGGTGTTTGGTCATAGGTAATTTTACTACCAGCTAGGACATTTATGTTACCACCAATATCCACAAAAAGTCTTTCTACAGATCCACCACCGGGTCCTGTGAAAATACTGACGCCATCATCATCAGCAACTAACTGATTAGCCCCGTTACCATTGGTTAATGATCCAACTGTGGTAGTGGTTGTTAAAATTCTAACATCAATAACGTCTCCCGGTGCAGGTGGTTCTGTAAATGTGAGTTGATCACCACTGACTGAATATGCCAATGTTGGGAATTGCATAACACCGTTAATACTTACTATGGAGCCTGATGTGGTTGCATTTGATTGGATCGTAAAGACTGTGTTGGTTCCGTCAACGTTACCAAATCCGCCAGCTACGTTACCTGAGAATTGTCGATCACTGATTACAGTAAATGCACTACCTGTAACTTGCCAGTCTGTTCCATCATAGAATTCCAAATTATTAATAGTGCTGTTAAATCGCATCATACCAGCTACGTCATAACCAGAACCAAACAAACTACTTGGTCTAGCTGACGTTGGTCCTACTGGCATCATCATTGTTGTTCGACTGTTTACCTTCAATGTAACACCAGCTTGCACTATCGTATTACCGCCACCAATTATCACGCTTTCCGTTGTAGCAGTACCACCACTTAAATTAGCAAAGAACGCTACGTTACCAGACGTAGATGATTTGATTTCAAAAGTACCTGTAGACCGTTTGTTGTTAAATACCGCACTGTTACCTACAAATAAATTACCAGCGATACCAGCACCACCAAATGCAATTAAACCACCTGAGCTTTCTGAAGTAGCCTCTGCGGGATTTTCAGCAAATAATAATCCTTGTGCTTCTAAATTATGTCTTACAGTAGTAAATCCTAGAGTTGAACCGATAGTTATACTATTAGCAGAGCCTAAAATATTCGCTTGTAAAACGTTTGCATTGAGTATATTAATATCAATCTGATCAGTAACATAACTCGTAGCGTTAGGGAAATTAATTACCGCATTTCTGATACTGGCTAGACCTGTTGTAGCACCAGCCACTAATGCTGTGGCTGCACCAGCAAAATTAAGTGTTGTAGCTGTGGTATTATAAAGTGCCTGTGTAGTCTGTGTACCAACTACAGTTGGATTACCTATAGTTGCTGTACCGCTAGTAGCACCTAAGTTAAGTGTAGTTGCAGCTCCAAATGCGTTTAAGGTTGTTGCGACAGTATTGTATAATGCCTGTGTGGCCTGTGTACCAACTACAGTCGGATTACCTATAGTTAATGTTCCACTATCAGCACCTAAGTTAAGTGTGGTTGCATTTTTAAATGCGTCAACTGTTGTTGGGGTACCTGCTAAGATATAGTTGCTTGAGCTTGTATCTAAGTATGCGCCACCTTGGAATATATTACCAGCTAGACCTAGGCCGCCTGCTAATACTAGTGCACCAGTTGAGGTGTTAGTACTTGCTGTTGACGAATTAGCCCAGATTGTACCAGTCGCCGCTAATGTATCTGCATTAATTCTACTTGCTGAAATATTACCAAGTGTATTAATTAATCCAGTTGCTTTGATTGTGCCTGTGTTTAATTCTGTAGCTGATACGTTACCTGATACATTTAGACTTGCACCACTAATATCACTGGCTAATACATTACCGGCTGTGTTAAATGAACCTGCTGTAACTGCACCAGCGATACCAGCACCACCAGCTACAATTAAAGCACCTGTGCCTGTAGTAGTTGATGCTGTTGTATTAACTAGAGTTAAGTTACCTGCTTTGATTGGATCGTAGACTGTGTTATTATCAAATACCACATGGCCAGCACCTGGCTCAGCAAGATTACTTGCAAAGGTCCAAGTGTTAGTTTCCTGATGAC